AACCATGACCACCATCGCCCAACTGATTTTCGGACTCGACGGAAAAGCCAAGTTTGATGCCATGGCCGCCCGCGCCGGAATGACCGCCGAGCAAGCTGCCGCCGCCGGGATGCTCCAGTCGCTGGCCCACATGATGACCGCCGAGCACAAGACGGTCCTTGCCGATCAAGCCAAAGCGCTGCCGATCCTCGCCAAGATCGCATCCATGCCAGCCGGTGACGACGCTCTGGAGCGTTTTGACCGCGTTGTTGCCGCAATCCTCGCCTGACCATGACCACCGACCTGCACTCTGAGATGCGCGACCGCTTGGCGCTCGCCCGCCACGCCCGCCGCATGGGTAAACCCAACGCGCGCCGATGGCACATCGAGAAGGCCGTGGCTGCCCGGCTTGAACTCCGCAACCTGCCAAAGCCATGACCCGACTCCTCATCCTCGCCGCCGCCTTCTACGCCGCCGTCACCATCGTCAACCACCTCAACCCCGGACCCGGCGAAGCTGATGTCCGCGGGCCTGCTCACCTCATCCAACCATGACAACCACCGAAATCGAATCCCGGGCCAAGGCCGCGGGCCACACCATCGCCGGCGTCCTTATCCTCGCCGGCGTCAACCGCGCCACGTTCTGGCGCTGGAAGACGGGCAAGTTCCAGCCGCGGGCTGCGAGCCTTTCCCGGATCCGCAGCATCATCCTCAGCATTGAGAAGCCATGACTGACCGCGAAATGAAACTCGCCAAGCAGGCCGCTGCCCGGCTGCTCCGCGACCGTGCGCCGGGACTCAGCGAGGACGACCGGCACCTGCTGCGGAAGTATCCCAAGCACACCTTGGAGCAGGCGCGCGAGATCGACGCGGTCGGCCAACGCCTGCCGAGCGATCCAAGGATGCAAGACCTCGGGTTCGTGTCCGGCTTCGACAAGATCCTCGGGCAAGAGCGAGGCAACTACCACCTCAGCGGAGACCACACATGATCACCCTCCGAGACTACCAACTCGACCTGGTCGATGGCGTTCGCGGATCCTACCGATCCGGCAAACGGTCGCCTCTCGTCGTTGCTCCGACCGGATCCGGGAAGACGGTTCTGTTCTCCTACATCGCGCAGGGGACCGCAGCCAAGGGCAACGGCGTCGTCATCCTCGTCCACAGGCAGGAGCTGGTGGACCAGACCTGCCGGACGCTCCGGGCGTTCGGTGTCGATCACGGCGTCATCGCCGCGGGCCGCACGCCTGACCGATCGCTTCCCGTGCAGGTGGCATCGGTGCAGACCTACGTCCGGCGTCTCGACTCGTTCCGGCCGGCGCTGATCATCGCCGACGAGGCGCATCACGCGACGGCTGGAAGTTGGCGAAAGGTGATCGCCCATCACTCGCAGGCCCGCGTCCTCGGCGTGACAGCGACGCCGCAGCGGCTCGACGGGCGCGGCCTCAAGGACGTGTTCGACGACCTGATCCGCGGGCCGGAAGTCGCCGATCTGATCGAGGGCGGGCACCTGGCACCGCCGGTCTACTTCGCGCCGCCGATCGTGGCTGACCTTTCCCACATCGGCACCCGAGGCGGGGACTTCGCCCAGGACGAACTCGCCGCCGAGATGGACCGCCCGACGATCACCGGCGACGCGGTCGAGCACTATTCAAGAATCTGCCGGGGAGCGCCGGCCGTCGCGTTCTGCTGCTCCGTCAAGCACGCCCAGCACGTCGCCGAGCAGTTCAACGCCGCGGGATACAGGGCTGCGACCATCGACGGCACGATGGACCGCGAGTCACGCCGGGAAGTCGTGCGGGCTCTGGGTGACGGCCGCCTGCATGTCCTGACGAGTTGCGAGATCATCAACGAGGGCTTCGACTTGCCGCTCGTCACCGCTGCGATCCTGCTCCGGCCGACGAAGTCGCTGGGGCTGCACCTCCAGCAGATCGGTCGGGTGCTGCGGCCGGCACCGGGGAAGACGAAGGCGATCATCCTCGACCACGTAGGCAACCTGTCCCGCCACGGGTTCGCTGAGGATGTCCGCGACTGGACGCTGGAGGGCCGGAAGAAGAAGAAGCGCAAGGCCAGCGACGAGGAGGAGATCCAGCAGCGGCAGTGCAGGGAGTGCTACTGTTGTCACCCGCCAGCGCCGGTCTGCCCGGAGTGCGGGTTCGAGTATCCGAAGAAGGAGCGCGAGATCGAGCAGGCCGAGGGCGAGCTGGTGCAGATCGACCCGAAGGAGATCGCCCGCCAGAAACGGCAGGAGCAGGGATCGGCGCAAACGCTGGATGACTTGATCGCGCTGGGACGGGCGCGGGGCTACCGCTCGCCGGATGTCTGGGCGAAGCACGTGTGGAACTCGCGGAAGGGGGTGCTGCGATGAGTATGACACCGGAGGAGAGGAGGGCGCGGCTGCGTGAACAAAAGCGCCGATACTGGGAAGCCAACAAGGAGGCCAACAAGGAGAAGAACGCGGAGCGACAACGCCGATACAGAGAAGCCAACAAGGAGCAGGAGACGGAGCGGCTACACCGATGGCGCGAAGGCAACAAGGTGAAGCAGACGGAGCAGCAACGCCGATGGCGCGAAGCCAACAAAGAGAATCATGCGGAGATGAAACGGAGATGGCTACGCCGAAAACGCTTCGCCGGAGAAAACGGATCATCATTCCAATCATGGCAGGCGAGTCTCTACAACAGGAACGCGGTCTTCAAATCCATCGCCAACCTTCAACCCCACCCCGGCCAAACCCTCGCCGAACTCATCCACGAACTCAGCGGCTACGCGATGGAGGTCTGCGAGCAGATCGCGAACCCGCCGGTGATCGAGGATCCACAACCCGCCCAACCAACTCCACAACCAGACCTCTTCTGATGAACGAAATGAACCGCCTGCGAGCCATCATGCTCGGCCTCTCGACTCCCGGCGTCCGGCTCTTCCGCAACAACTGCGGCGCGCTCAAGGACGCCGAGGGCCGACTCATCCGCTACGGCGTCGCCAACCCCGGCGGGTCCGACCTGATCGGCTGGCGATCCGTGACCGTCACGCCGGACATGGTCGGCCAGAAGCTCGCGATCTTCCTCGCCATCGAGGTGAAGGGTGAGCGGGGCAAGGCCACCGACCAGCAGCGCAACTTCATCGCACGGGTCCGGGCCGACGGCGGGCTTGCAGGCGTGGCGCGATCGGTGGAGGATGCGCTGGGGATCATCAGCCCGCTCTAACCATGCCACAACCACCTATCCCGCCGACCCTGCTACAGCTCCGGCGCAGCCCGCACTGGAAGGCGCTGGAGTCGATCTTCCAGACCGGCTTTGACGACGCCCGCAGGGGCCACTGGGACAACGACCAGCCACCCCGGACGCTCCGCTGGTATGCCTACGAGGCGGGCTGGGACGAGGGCGAAACTCAGAATCAACCATGAAACCCCGTTTTTTTATCGCCGAACCCGGCACTCTTCTCGGCTCATTGGTGAAGCTCCAAGAGTGGCACGAGTGGGAAGTCGGCGACACCCGCGACCAAAGCCGCGTCTGCCTGACATCGTGCAAACGCAAGGCCGAACTGATCCGCGACGCCCTCCAGGCATTCCATGCGGGTGAGTCTGAAAACCAGAATTGAACTTGCCACCCGCCCGCCCAACTGCAACAGATCCGAACCGCACCAACCACCAACCAACCATGAAAATCGACTTCGCGGCCATCAACGCCGCCGCCCTCTCATCCCTTGAATCCCTGCTCTACGAATGGTTCCCGCACGGGCACCGCGAGGGCCACGAGTTCAAGATCGGCAGCCTCTCAGGCGAGCCTGGCCGGTCCCTCAGCGTCAACGCCCGCACCGGCGTATGGAAGGACTTCTCCTCCGACGCCGGAGGATCAGATCCGATCTCCCTGCTCGCTGCGATCCGGTCCTGCTCCATGAAGGACGCCGCCGCTGAGATCGGCGAGCGGTTCCGCACCGGGATCGAGTCGCAGGGCGTGACCGCAGCACCCAAGCCTGCCGCCCCGGCCGAGTGGATGCCGACGACCGCGCCGTTCGGCACGCGACTCCCCGAGCGGATCCAGCACCACCGCTATGGTACATCGTCCGGCGTCTGGGAATACCGGGACGCTACTGGCTGCCTGTTCGGTGCTGTCTGCCGCTTCGACCTGCCCGACGGCGCGAAGCAGGTGGTGCCGCTGACATGGGCGCGCCACACCGATGGCCGCGAGCAGTGGCGCTGGCTGTCCTTCGCGAAACCGCGCCCGCTCTACGGCCTCGACCTACTCGCCTCCAACCCAGACGCCGGCGTGCTGATCGTCGAGGGCGAGAAAGCCGCCGATGCGGCGAGTAAGATCTCGCCGGGTGTCGTCGTGACGTGGCCGGGTGGATCGAAAGCTGTCCGCTACGCCGACTGGTCACCGCTTGCCGGCCGCAAGGTCGTCATCTGGCCAGACCGGGACGCGCCAGGCATTGAAGCCGCCAGAGCCATCTCGAAGACGCTTGCCGGGATCGCCGCGAAGGTCCGCATCGTCACGCCGCCGGCAGGACCGCAGGACGGCTGGGATCTGGCCGACGCCGTGGCCGAAGGCTGGGACCGGGCGCGACTCATCGAGGCCATGAAGCCGCAGGCCGATCCGATGCCCGAGCAGGACTCTCCGCAGGACGAGGTCGAGCCATGGCAACCCGTGCAGGCACAGCCGCCGGCCAAGCCTCGGCAGGACGACCGGATCGAAGGCCTGCCGTTCCGCCTGCTCGGAGTCGATGGTGACTCGTTTTTTTACATGCCGGACAAGGGCCAGCAGGTGGTTTCCCTCACCGCATCCAGCCACTCCAAGAACAACCTCATGCGGCTGGCGGTCCTGAACGCATGGGAGGCCGAGTATGCCGACAACGGCGACCTCACTGGCAAGGGCTGGGACAAGGCGGTCAATGCGCTCATCCAGCGGTCGCAGGGGCTGCCTAAATTCGACCCGCAGCGGATCCGTGGGCGCGGGTGCTGGATCGACGGCGACGATGTTGTCTTCCACGCTGGCGACCGGCTGGTCATCAACGGCACCGCCCGACCCATCCCGCAGTTCTCCTCATCCGTGCGGGCGATCTACGAGGGGGCGCTGGAGATCCCCGTGGACTCCGGCGACGGGGCCGACAACCGCACCGCGGCCCGCCTGATCGAACTCTGCGAGATGCTGAGTTGGGAGCGCCCGCTCTACGGCAAACTCCTCGCCGGGTGGCTCGCCATCGCGCCGATCTGCGGGGCGCTCGTCTGGAGGCCTCACCTGTGGCTTACCGGGCCGTCCGGATCCGGGAAGAGCTGGAGTGTCGCCAACATCATCTCACCCATCGTCGGCGACTCCGCGATTCACGTCCAGGGCGCGACGACCGAGGCCGGCCTACGCCAGAAGATCGGCTCCGACGCGCTGCCGGTCGTCTTTGACGAGGCCGAAAGCGAGGACAAGCGGGGCCAGCAGCGGCTCGAGGGCGTGCTGGAACTCGCCCGCCAGGCGTCGAGCGAGAGCAAGGCCCGGATCACGAAGGGCAGCGCAGGCGGCGGGGCCATCGACTACATGGTGCGCTCGTGCTTCCTGTTCGCCTCGATCGGCGTCGCCGCGGTGAAGAAGGCGGACGTATCACGCGTGACGGTCCTCCAGTTGAGGAAGAACAACGGGCCATGCTCGCAGGAGCATTTCCAGATTGTCAAGGCGCTGTGGATCGACACCGTGCAGCGGAAGGGATTCGCCGAGCAGATCCGCGCCCGATCCCTCGCCAACGCGAAGACGCTCCGAGCCAACGCGGAGACCTTCTCCTCGGTGGCCGTCGAATTCACCGGCGACAAGCGGTCAGCCGACCAGCTCGGCACGCTGCTCGCCGGCGCGTTCTCATTGACCTCCACGCGGATCGCCACCGAGGAGTTCGCCAAGGATTGGATGGCGAAGCAGGACTGGACCGGCTTCAAGGCCGAGGAGATCGACAACGACGAGAACCAATGCCTCAGCCACCTGTTCGCCGCGTCGATCCGCTACGAGATCGTGGGACGCCCGCTCACTCGGTCGATCTCCGAGGCCGTGGCAATCGCCAACGTGTCGGGCTCCTACCTGTCAAACGACCAACTCGGCGAGCGGAATGAGACCCGCGACGCCCTTCGCCGGCACGGGATCCTGATCAAGGACGGCCGCGCCAGCATCGCCAACCGCCACCCGGCGCTCGAGCGGATCTTCGCGGATACGCCATGGGCGGGCGCGAAGTGGCGGCAGCAGCTCGAGCGAGTGCCAGGGCACGAGAAGCACGATGTGATGAACTTCGGCCTCAACATCCGGCAGCGGGCGGTGTCGGTGCCGTTCTGACTTTCCAGCGCCGCTGATGCCGGTCCTATGTCGGGAGCAGCACGGCACAGCGGCAACCCTATGCCAACCCTATGCCAACCATATGACCACCAACCAAGCCTCCATCATCATCTGCGAATCCATCCGCGAAGCCGCCAAGGCCGCCGGGCTGCAACGGTCCATCGTCCACAACCCGCACCGCCACGACTTCGCTGGCGTCGAGGCCCGCAATCATGCGATCCGGCTCGCCTATGCCCAAGGTGTCGCCGCTGATGCACTCGCTGAGGGGTTCGTTCGCAACGGCCGCACGATCCGCGATGCCATCGCCCGTCGATCAGCGCCAGGTGAGTGTCCGCGCTGCGGATGCACCAACCCTGCCGAGTGCCGTGACCGATGCGGATCCGCGCCGGCCGTCCGTGAGTCCGCCGACATTGACGGCGCATCCCTCGTTTGATCTCCTACCAAATACCACCATGCAATCGCTGAAAATTGATCTCCTAAAGCTCGCCGGAGCGCGCCCGTTTACGTCCAAGGATGGCACCGCGTTCGTCGCAATTCCGCTCCAGGCGAACGCCGTCTTCATCGGCGAGAAGGCGCACTACCTCGAGCTGACGCTGATCCCAAATCGGGACGGCCCGGACAAATACGGCTACACCGGATTCGCCGCGGTGAACCTCACCAAGGAGCGCCGGGAAGCCGGGGAGAAAGGGCCGATCATCGGCAACTGGAAGCCCATCGGGAAGGCCGCAGCGGCACCTCCACCGGTGCAATCCGCGCCGATGCCGGACGACGGAGACGACATCCCGTTCTGATTCCGGCGCAGGTTTCCCCAGCCCGATCCCTTCACGGGGGTCGGGCTTTTTCGTGGGCTGTTGTTGTTTGTAACCGGATTTTCACTGGTAATCAACCGGTTACGTTACAACGGTAATTTCCGGGAGACAGCCCCTAATATATTAAGAGCCACTCACCCCTAGATAGAGGCCCATAGGGAGAGGGCTCTAATAATAATAATCTATTTATTGTTGTAGAGTAGTAGTATAGGGGCTCCCGCCATGATTCTCAAGGGGTTAGCCTCCAACGCGGGATTGTTACCCGCGTTACCTGCGTTACCGGCTTGCAATCCTGCCCGGACCCGGCATCGTGCCCCCGCATTCCGTATAGCCCGAAGGAGTCCCGACCATCCCACAGTGTCGCCAGAGGGCGGGCCGCAAGACCCTTCATAACCGCCCGCCGCAGGCCGAGCGCGACAACTGGGGAGCCTGCAACCACCGCCGCCATGATCGCCTACCTCGAAGCACTCCGCGCCCTGCTGAAACGCAAGGCCGCGCCTTCGACGTTCAAGAGCGCCGACTGGCAGGCCGTCGGACCAGCGATCCGCCAGCGATCGTTCTTCTCCGCGACGATCAACTCCGCGAAGGTTCTCAACCGCATGCGGAACATGCTCCTCGACTGGCAGTCCGGCGCGACCCAGACCGTGACCAACCCGACCACCGGAGCCGAGGAAACCGTCTACAAGGTCAACGGGCTCGCCGAGTTCCGCGAGCGTGCAGGGACGCTCCTCGTGTCCGAGGGACTGGCGACGCCGGCCGATTTCAAGAATACCCGGATCGACAACGTCGTTTCAAACGCCCGCCTCCAGCTCATCTTCACGACGAACACCGAGCAGGCGCAGACCTTCGCCTACTGGCAGACGCGGGTCATGAACCCGCGCACGCTCAACCGATGGCCCGCCGCCCGGTTCTTCCGCCGCCCTGGCGCAGTCACGCCCCGCGATCGGCACGTCGCAGCCGAGGGTCAGGTCCGACGCTACGATGACTTCGAGTTCTGGCTGTTCCAAAACGCCGCCGACATCGGGGGCTTCGAGGTGCCGTGGGGACCGTTCGGGTTTAACTCCTACATGACCCAGCAGCCGGTGAGCCGAAAGGAGGCCGAGGCGCTCGGGCTGGTCCGCCCCGGCGAGGTGCTTGTCGTGCCCGATCTGACCCGCTTCGGGATCACGCCCGCCAAGCAACTCAACACCGGCGTGGAGGCCGATGTGGACGATTTGCCGCCTGACCTACGCCGGGAGGCCATCGCGGCCGTGACGGCGCGTCTGGGGCCGAATGCGCTCGGCCCTGATGGAAGGCCGACGCTGGACGCGCTGAAGAGGGCGCGCAACTTGTGACAATATTTTTCCCCGCTATGAAAATTGAAAAGCTACCAACCGACACCCTGATCCCCTACGCCCGCAACACGCGGACCCACTCCGAGGCGCAGGTGGCGCAGATCGCCGGGAGCATCCGAGAGTTCGGCTTCACCAATCCCATCCTGATCGACGGCGAGAACGGGATCATCGCCGGCCACGGTCGCGTGCTGGCTGCGCAAAAGCTCAAGCTGGGCACGGTGCCGTGCATCCGGCTGTCGCACCTGACCGACACGCAGCGCCGCGCCTACATTATCGCGGACAACAAGCTGGCGCTGAATGCCGGCTGGGACGAGGAGCTGCTCGGGCTGGAGCTGGCCGACCTGCGCGAGGAGGGGTTCGACTTGGAGCTGACGGGGTTTGATGTGGACGAACTCGCCAACCTGCTCGCCGAGACCACCGAGGGCGAAACCGACCCCGACGAGGTGCCGGAGCCGCCGGTCGATCCGGTGTCGGTGCTAGGCGACGTGTGGGTGTTGGGGAGGCACCGTTTGATGTGCGGGGATAGCACGACACCGACACACGTCGAGCAACTGATGAAAGGCGAGCGGGCACAACTACTTCATGCCGACCCGCCTTACGGAATGGGCAAAGAAAAGGACGGAGTGGAAAACGACAATCTCTACGCAGACAAGCTCGACGCCTTCCAAATGGAATGGTGGGCGACGTTCCGGCCATTCATTGAAGAGAATGCCAGCGCCTACATATGGGGAAACGCCGAAGACCTGTGGAGGCTTTGGTATGTGGGAGGATTGAAAGATTCGGAGCGGTTGACGATGCGTAACGAGATTGTGTGGGACAAGCCTTCAGGGGCAGGGCTTAAAGATGGGGTTTGCAGGTGCTTTGGAAACAATTCTGAGCGCTGCCTTTTCTTCATGCTCGGCGAGCAAGGATTCAACAATAACGCTGACAACTACTGGGAAGGGTGGGAACCAATCCGAAAGTATCTAGCGGAGGAAATGGAAAAGTGCGGAGGTTCCAAGAAGTGGAAGGAAGCGCTCGGCAATCAGATGGGCGGTCACTATTTCACAAAATCGCAATGGTGCTTTCCGACCGAGGAGGCATACAAAAAACTGCAAGCATTCGCCAAAGGCGACGCCTTCAAGCGGGAACACGACGAACTCAAGCGGGAACACGACGAACTCAAGCGGGAACACGACGAACTCAAGCGGGCCTTCTACGACACGCGAGCGCACTTCGACAACACCCACGACAACATGACTGACGTGTGGGAGTTTGGCAGAGTCACCGGAAGTGACAGACACTCACACGCCACGCCGAAGCCCGTCGAAATGATGGAGCGAATAATCAAGTCAAGCGCAAGCAACGGTGCTCTTTGTGTGGAGCCGTTCAACGGGTCAGGGTCGACATTGATGGCGGCAGAAAAGACGGGGCGGCGATGCAACGCAATGGAACTCACGCCTGCTTACATCGACGTGACGGTAAAACGCTGGCAAGCCTTCACCGGCAAGCAGGCCATCCACGAAGCCAGCGGGAAGACCTTCGACGAACTCAAGGCCGAGAAACCATGACACCCGCCAAGCGCAAAGCAGGCCGCCCGAAGCACGAGGTGAGCGAGGCCATGACCCGGCAGATCGAGATGCTGTCGGGCATCGGCGTGCCGGTCGAGCAGATCGGGCGCGTGGTCGGGATCGACAAGAAGACGATCCAGCGGCACTACCGCGACGCGTTGGACATCGGCCAGGCCAAGGCCACCAGCAAGATCGCCAAGCGGCTTTTCGACATCGCCACCGGCGAGAGCAAAGAGGCGCTCACCGCGTGCATCTTCTGGCTCAAGTGCCGTGGCGGGTGGAAGCCACCGGCTGAGATGGAAGTGAACGTCGGCATCGACAACAGCACGAAGTCGGCTCTCATTCACCTGCCACCCGACCAAGACGCCGCCCTTCGCCGGGTGATCGAGGACGCGCAGGAACGAGTCCGCAGGCCATGACACCGAACCCGCACCGAGGGAGTGACTTTGCCGACTTCCTCGCCGAAGAGGGACTGACACCGACCATGGCACCAGCCAACAACCTACCCACCCAGCTCCGCGAGTTCAACCGATGGCGGCGAGGCGACGAGACGCTTGAGCAGCCGAACCCGGCAGACATCGGCGCGATGATCGATGCCTCCGCCGACCGACTGGAAGAGCTTGAGCGCGAGCTTGCCGCCGAGCGGGCGCTTTCAAACGAGATGGCATCTCAGCTTGAGCATGCGTCATTCACCTACGACCCCGGTGGATGCCAGCAGATGTTTGCCGCATGGAAGGAGGCTCGACGAGTATGACACCGACCCCACGCACCGACGCCATTGCCCATCGAGGCTACAACGAGTCCGCCTACATCTCGGAGATGACCGGCCTAAGCCGACAGCTGGAGCGCGAAAACCAGACCTTCCGAGCAGCTCAAAAGGCTTGCGAGGATTGTGACGCGCCGCGAGTTGATCGCATTGCCGAGCTGGAGCGCGAGCTGGTCGTCTGGAAGCACGAGGTCGAGACGCTGCGAGATCAACTCAAGGCCGAGCATGAGACGGCGATCAGCCTGTTCATCGAGCTGCATGAGCTGAAGGAGAGGTTGAGATGACTCCGACCGAGTTCTGCGTCCTCAAGCTGGGCATCATCCCCTACGTCTGGCAGATCGAGGCGCTGGAGTCCGTCGGCATCGGGCAGTTCTCGTCCGTGGTGGCGGCAAACGGCAGCGGCAAGACAGACCGGCTCGTCGCGCCGCTGATCCTGTGGTTCCTCGATCAGAATCCCAAGGGCAAAGTCGTCTTCACCTCGGGATCCTTCCGGCAGCTCTCCAACCAGCTCTGGCCGGCGATCCGCAAGCACCGCGACAAGTTCCCCACATGGACGTTCCTCAGCGACGAACTCCGCACGCCCGAAGGCGGCTTCGCACTGGGGTTTTCGACCGACGACGGAGGCCGCGCTGAAGGATGGCACGGCGACCCTGACGCGCCGCTGATGCTGATCGTGGACGAAGCGAAGACGGTGCCGGACCAGATCTTCGAGGCCTTCGACCGATGCACTCGCCTGCTCCAGCTCTGGGTGTCGTCACCTGGCGCACCGCGTGGGCAATTCTACG